GCTTCCCGATGCAGATGGGAGGCCAGCTCGGCATCAGTGGGCCGAGGGCCGAATAGCGGGGTGGTGCGGGTGGGGAGGGATGGGGCGGTAGCAAGGCTGAAGGGGTAGGGCTTGCCCTGCTTGCGGCAGCGGTGAGCCGCAACGGTGCATCTGCCGCTGCAATACATGATTCCAGGCTTCGAGGACTTGAAGGATGCGCCGCAGTAAACGCAGGTGCTGGTGTGTTTCAGGGATGCGACGGGGCGCGGCTTGAGCTTCTGCGGTGCGGCGACAGCATCCAGAAACCAGCCATCCATCCACACGGCGAAAGCTGGTGAGATCCAGCGGGCGAGATCAACGGCAAGGCGTGGATGAATCCAGGTGCCCCGGAGATGGTTGGGTCCGGTGGTCGTGGAGATCACCAGCTGATCGGCCGCCACGCTGGTGGCGTCGGCCAGTGCGGTGATGTAGTCGGTGGTGCGGCTGAGGCGCTGATAGTCGCCCCAGAGCCGGCCATTCGCCTGGCACATGGCCGTGGCGTCTACGTAGCCGTCGGAATCGCGGCGGCTGATCGGTGCGTCGTTCCATGTGCGGACGACGATGCCGGTGGTCTTCATGGTGAATCTTGACTAGTGAGCTGCCCGCATCGCTGCGGACATCCACAGCATAAGCACATCACACCGCTGCACGTCAAGCGCCGGGAGCGATATGGGATTTCCCATAACGGGATGGGCAGGTCTATGGGATTTCCCGTTGACCCACCAACAGGAAAGGGGCTGACCGAAGCCAACCCCTCCCCCTGCCAGGCCTCCGATGCGGTTTCAGGCTGGGCCACTAGAAACCCAGCCACCGCGTCCATCCTTACGGGTAGGACCGACCCGGCAGGCACAGCGTAGTGCTGCCCCGTGGCCGAATCATGCCGTTAAGGTTCCGGTTCTGCAGGGTCTGCTCGCCATGGGCAGGACCGCTTCAATCGGCAGCACCGTGAGCTTGGCGTAGGCATCAAGCGACCGCTGGCTGCAGAGGAACTTGCGGCAGGGATGAGCGTTGGCCACCAGGGCCGCGACGTGGCGAGGGCAGGCTGCCCACGCGTCTTACGGTGCCGTAATGCGGCGTAATGCCGAGATCCCTGTCCCTGACTGGCCTATTACGATATTACATCTATTACAAGAAAAAGATATTTATTAGAGAGAGAGGCCATATCGAAAGGAGCCCCTAGGGGGATCAGGGGGGGCTCTCTTAAGGGGGTATTCCGGAGCGAAATGGCGTATGAACGTAAGAAAAGCCCAAACCGACTGCGCCGCAGTCGATCTGAGCATTACGGGCCCCGAAATGCCGCCGTCAGAACTTACGAAATGGCCAGGTCTTCGTCCTGGATGGGCACCAAGGTGCAGCGCTTGCTGCCAACACCAGCGAAATGGGTCGGCTTGGTGGGGGTGGCGGCCCCGGTGATCCGTCGCAGTGCTGAGCGGTGCGCGCCGCTGCTCCAGGGGGTGGCTCTCAGCAGCTGATCAAGCTGCGCGTTGCTGTTGGCGATGGCCAGCTGGCAGCAGTCGGGGTGGTCGCCATCGGGCAGCTTCTCGCCGGCCCGGAACACCTTCATGCCATAGCGGCCAAGGATGGGCACCAGCTCAGCCCATGGGGTGCGTGCTAGGGGCTGCTGGGTGGCTACGGCGCCGACCATCTCACCGAGGGATGCATCTAGGCCGCCGCCAAACCGGACGATCTGTTGCAGAATCGTGTCGCGGCATTTGATCTCATCAGCGTCGCTGTCGTCGGCCTGCTGGTGGTTCCAGTCCATCTGGTCGATCCACTGCTGGGCCTGCTCAAGATCAAGCTCACAACCGCCGCCGGCCTCCAGGGACCAGGCGCCAGCGAGCAGGGTGCCGTGCTGATCGCCGAAGCGCTGGCCGAACTTCCGGCCCAGGGCCTGCGCCAGCACCTTGGCATTCTTGACGATGGTGGGCAGGTTGTTGAGGGTGCGAGCGATCAGCGCGCGGCCGTTTTCGATGGTGGAGACGGAGAGGATCTCGCGCTCAAAGTCGAGCCACTCGTTTTCATCAAAGTGGCCTTTGCGGAGTGCCAGGACGCAGAACCGGTCAATGTCGGCCTTCTGGATCAGCGAGACATTGATGGAAGAGACGCAGAACATGGAGCGGATCTCGAAGGCGTTGGTTCCGCCGCCGGGGGTGCCCTTGTAGATCTTGCCGCCCTCTGAGCTGGCGATCCGCGCCAGGGCCAGGACGTTCTGGACGATCTGTTTGTCCTTGGCTTCGTTCTGCTCGAACTCATCGAAGACCACCGGGATGGCATCCGACTTGAGGGTGCCGCGCAGGCCGGCCTCTGTGGTGCCCCCGGTGGCGGACTGGAGTACACCACCCATGAGCGGGCGCATGAAGGTCTTGAGGACCGTGGTCTTGCCGGTACCGGCCCCGCCAGTGATCCAGATATGGGGGCGCCAGTTCAGGCTGCCGCAGACGGGCGCCAGGATCAGCCAGCCGAGCAGGAAATGGGCTGAGACAGGCATTTCCCACTTGAAGCGCTCAGCGATGTGGCGCAGCTGCATGGCAGCGTCATCGCCGAGGGGCTCAGCGCCAGGGCCGTCTAGGTGCCGTGCCTGCTCGTAGAAGAAACGGGTTGGCGGTGGGTTGTGAACGGAATGGGGCTGGCGGTCAACAATGAGCCGATCGCCGAGATGAAACACGACGCGGCCATCATCAAGCCAGGCACCACGGCCGCGGATGCGGTCCGGGTCGAACACGCCAGCGGCGGCCTGATCGCGAAACAGCCTGCTGGTGGCCGCCAGCCAGTTGACGCCTTCCTTGCTGGGGTGGACCGATTCCCAGTAGGGAATCTCCGCCAGCTCAAGCAGGTTGGTGGCGGTGTGAGAGCCGCGGGTGATTTTCGTCACCTGCCCTGTGGAGCGTGGCAGGTAGAAGTAGGTGCCGCTGTCAAACCCCAGGCACACAAACGGCGCATTACGCGGCGGCTCCGGTGCGGGTGCTGCAGGCTTGGGTTCCGGCCCCGGCGGCAGCTTAATAGCTTTGCCCGATGCCTGCACGGCCTTGGCGGCCTTGGCTGGCGTCCAGCCTTCGGCGAGGGCATCAGCGAGATCCCAGCCCTGCGGAAGCGAGTCGGGCGGATTGACGACCACCACGGTGCAGCTCAGCCCGAGCAGGATGCGGGCGAGGGTGGCGGCAGCCTTGCGGCCCACGTCGTCGGCGTCAGGCCAGATGGTGACGGAGCGTCCGCGCAGGGAGCTCCAGTCGGCGTGCTGCACGTTGCTGGTGCCGCCGGGCCAGGTGACGGCCGCGTGATCGGGGAACAGCTGGGCAGCGGCATCGATAGATGGCTCACCCTCGGCGATCATCACCGGCGCATCGGCTCGGCGCCGGGCCCAGTACAGCGGCCTCGGTTTCGGCGGGGACTTCCAGGCCCAGGCGTTGCCAGTCCAGGTGAGGGGGCGAACCTTCTTGCCCTTCACTGGATCGGGGAAGCGGCAGACGATGAAATCGTCGGTGTAGGTCCAGAACCGCTCGGCGCCGGCCGTGGGCGCTGGTGGCCGTGGGCGACTGGAGGCGATCCCGAGGTGTGCCTCGACCCGGCGGCAGGCGTCCTTGAACTCCCAGCCGGTCACCCTGGTGAGCAGGTCGATGCCAGACCCGCCACCACCTTGGTGATCCTTGCCGCCGCACTGATTGCAGAACCAGCCACCAGGGCCGTCGTCGCGGTCCCAGCGGTAGCGATCGGTGCCGCCGCAGGCGGGGCACGGCTGGTGTTTGTCGGTGAGCTGCTCAGGCGTCAGGCCGCCAAGCTCCATCAGCAGCCGAGGCCAGCTGCCGTCCGCTGCGTCGATTGCCATGAATCAGGCCGCAGGCTGGGTTTGGCCTTGACGGCGGATGTCGTCAACGATCAGGCGCCGGATGACCGCGACGCGTGTGCATCCGTAGTAGTCGGCCTGAGCGTCGAGGTGTTCGACGTGTTCCCCGGAGAGCTCGATGGTGATGCAGCGGCGACCTTCGGCGGTGGGCCAGGTGGGGGGCATGGAGTGTTTGATGGGTTCTCCCATCCTAGGGGCTGCAGAACCGGAACCCAAGGGGTATGCTGTGAAGGCCACCACGAACTGCGCTCCCTGATGACGCCAGCCACTACCCGGACCAGGTGGTGGGTGCTGCCGGTGCTGAGAACACCGATGGCCTGGCCTCTCTCTGTCTACGGGTCCGATCCAGGACGGCCGGCGGCTCCAGCCAGTAATCAGGCACTGGGCCGGCCGCAAGCGCAGGGTGGTGGCACCCATTCACTCACTACGCGTCATGGGACAAGCAAGGCTCAGGCGACAACAACTGGGATCCCTTTACGGCACGCCTGAGGGAAGCAACAAGAAGCTAAAGGCGTACATCGGAGGCGATCAGCATGAGTTGGATCAAAAAGCTCTGAAGGAGATCAATGCCGCCAAAGGCAGTGGCCAGCCGGTAATTCTTATCGGCACCGAAGGTGCTCGGTCGATTGCCTCTGCTGCTGGGTTGGTTTGGCTGCACGAAATCCCCGAAGGCGAGCCGATCCCTGAATCATTTGCATGGGACCCTGTAATTGCTGAAAAGATAGGAATCATGCCGCCGCCGGCTCATGCGTCTGGCGGCGTAGTGATTCTTGCGGCCGGATCGATCAAGGGGCTTGAAGGATTCCTTTTGGATGGTTTTGCGCAGCCATGACCACCTCCACCCTCCTCCCCTACACCGTCGTAGCGCTGCGTGACGACCGCCCACCGCAACGCATCGGCGTGATGGCCTGGTCACGCGCTGATGCGATCCGCACTGCGCAGGAGTTGTTCCCAGCGTGGCGGGTGTCGGCCGTGCTGCTGGAGGGCCAGTGGGAATAACGCTTCGGCCTTACCAGCTCAAAGCCGTCGCCGAGATCCGCCAGGCGTACCAGGCCAGCCACCGCTCCGTGTTGTTTGTGCTGCCCACCGGTGGCGGTAAAACCGTCTTGTTCAGCCACATCACCCGCGAAACGGCCGCCCGCGGCAACAGGGTGTGCATCCTGGTTCATCGCGCCGAACTGCTCAGCCAGGCCAGCGCCAGCCTGGAGGCCCTGGGTGTGCCACATGGCCTGATCGCTGCGAATCGCTCGATGGACCTGAGCCGCCCGGTGCAGGTGGCATCGGTGCAGACCCTCGCTCGCAGGCTGCACCGAATCCCGCCGGAGTTCTTCAACCTGCTGGTGATCGATGAGGCCCACCACAGCAACGCCGGAACCTGGGCGAAGGTGCTGGCGCACTGCGCCAAGGCGAGGGTGCTGGGTGTGACTGCAACCCCGATCCGTTGCGATGGTCGCGGCCTGGGTGAGTGGTATAGCCACATGGTGATGGGCCCTACCCCGGCCGAACTCACCGCCGCTGGATTCCTGGCACCGGCGCGAGTGCTGGCCCCACCGATCGGATTCGACACCAGCGGTCTGCGCAAGCGGATGGGCGACTTTGATCTGAGCCAGGCGGCCACCAGCCTGCAAGCGGGCCAGGCGATGGGTGACTGCCTGTCGCATTACCGCCGGTATCTGGACGGCCAGACAGCGATCGCGTTCTGCTGCAGCGTGGCGCACGCCGAAGCGGTGGCTCGACTGTTCGCCAGCAACGGCGTAGCTGCGGCCTCGATCGATGGAACGATGGACAGCGTCTGGCGGCAAAACCTGCTGTCTCGCCTGGCGTGTGGCGATCTGAAGGTGCTCACCAGCTGTGCCCTGATTGGCGAAGGCGTGGACGTGCCCAGCGTGGCGGGCTGCATCCTGCTGCGGCCGACCCAGAGCGTGAGCCTGCACCTGCAGATGATCGGCCGCTGCCTCAGGCCCCAGCCGGGCAAGCAGGCGGTGATCCTCGATCACGTGGGGAACGTGGTGCGGCTGGGCCACCACCTTGAGGAACGGGAATGGACGCTGGAGGGCACACCAAAGAAGGAGCGCGACAAGGCCCCCTCGGTCAAGGTCTGCCCCCAGTGTTTCGCCGCGATGCCATCAGCGAAACAGATCTGCCCCGACTGCGGCCATGAGTTCGCGCCGGAGCGGCGCGACCTGGTGCATGTGGAGGGTGAGCTTGTGGAAGTGCAGCGCCGTGAGGCGAAGCGTGAGCAAGCGGAAGCCACCACGCTGGAGCAGCTGATCGACGTTGGGAAACGCCGGGGGATGAAACATCCGCGAGCGTGGGCCCGGCACGTGATGGCAGCCAGGCAGGCGAAGGGGCATTGGGGGAAGGTGGCGTGACCCTCCGCATGATCGACACCTTCTCAGGCATCGGCGGCTTCTCGCTGGCCGCCCGCTGGCTCGGCGGCTACGAGACCGTGCAGTTCGTTGAACAGGATCCCTACTGCCAGCGGATCCTTCACAAACACTGGCCCGGCGTACCGATTCACGATGACATCTGCACCTTCAACCCAGCTCCAGGATCAGCTGACATTATTTGCGGTGGATTCCCCTGCCAAGACATCAGCACCGCAGGGAAGCAGGCCGGCATCAAAGAGGGCACCCGCTCTGGCCTCTTCTACGAACTCATGCGAGTCGTTCGCCTGGTGGGACCGCGCTACGTCGTCCTGGAGAACGTCGCAGCGATCACTTCTAACGGACTGGACGCTGTACTCGGAACGCTGGCCGAAGCAGGGTTTGATGCTGAATGGGCGTGTATTCCGGCAGCAGATGTGGGTGCCTGCCATCGGCGTGATCGGTGGTGGAGCGTTGCCTACGCCCAAAGCAGGCGACGGAGAGCGGGGCAGGGACAAGGCGAGGGCAAGGCCAGACACCAAGGGCCGGGAGTTGGCAACGGTGGTACGGGATCAGATGCTGCCAACGCCGCGCACCTGCTCAGCGATGGCATCCCGGCTGGACACGACAGGAAACACGGAGGGGGAGCGCTTCCCGAATCTAGAAACGGTGATGGCGCGGATGCTCCCCACCCCCACCACCAACGACAGCAAGAACGCCAGCCTGCCGCCATCGCAGATGGAGCGGGATGGACTAGCTGGGGCGATGCTCCGCGACGACTCAATCCCGACTGGCGCAGCTACCTATCTCAACCCGTCCTTTGTCGAGGAGATGATGGGCTTTCCGGTCGGGTGGACCGCCTGAAAGCTCTTGGCAATGCGGTAGTGCCTCAGGTGGCGGCGATACCACTGGCCAGGGTGCTGCAGCTGGAGGGCGTGGCGTGATCGACCCCACCTACCTCGCCACCATCCGCAGCCAGCTGCGCTGTGAGCTAGTGGTCGTGCTGGTCCAGCTGGAGCAGCTGTGCCCCGGCTGGTGGGCAGACCTGGCTGAGCTGGCTGAGCAGCTGGGAACGGACCGGGCGACGCTGAACCGGGCGCTGCAGAAGCTGGAACGCCTGGGGCTCCTGCGTCGTGAACGGATCAGCAACACCGGCGGCAACTGGATCTGGTGGGTGAAGCGGGCCGAAGGTGATCAGCCAAGGCCAGAGGACGAGCCCAGCTGGAGGCTGAGAGACACCCATCGCGGAATCATCGTGCAGCTGCCAATTAGCAAGCGCTGGGAATGGGCAGAACGGCACGATATTCCAAGGGCAACGATGCGGAGTTTCCTAAATGGCCATCACCGAACCCTCGGGAATCGTTGGCAAGTTGTTCGTAACCCATGGGAGGAAAAATGAACTGTCCGATGTGCTCTAGCAGCCAGACAAAGGTCATAGAGACCAGGCAATGCCACAACGGCACAAGGCGGCAGCGCTTGCAGTGCCACGACTGCGAGCACCGCTGGACCCTGTGGCATGGTGAGCGGCCGAAGCGTGGCCGCGTTGATGGAGCTGCAGCAGTGAAGCGAATCCAGCCACGACTGACAGAGGAAGAAATCCGATTTATTCTGACTACCCAGCAGAGCGGCTATACGTTAGGGCCTGAACTAGGCCGTTCCAAGGAAGCAATCTCAGCTATCAGGCGTGGGATTACCTACAAGGATGTCTGCCCTGATTTGCCACGGTGGAATCATGGAAGCTGTAAGGCCTCATGCCTGAACTGCATCCACTGGGATGAACGGTGCGGCATGGGGTTCCCTGATCCCGCCATCGAGGGGCTCGGGTTTGCGGCGGATTGCTCCGTGTATCAGGCAGCGGGGTGATGGGTCCATTGACTGCCTGAACCAGCACCCCCGGCCATGAGCGAGCACGAGATCCAGCAGCGCATTCTCGTGAGCTGTGGTTCCGGTTCTGCCAGGCTGTGGCGCAACAACGTCGGCACCGGCTGGGCTGGGCCCGCCACCAAGGTCACGCCCGGCAACATCCGCGCGGTGGCAGCAGCGATCCGGCCTGGTGATGTGGTGGTGCGCCAGGGCCGCCCCCTCCATGCGGGTCTGTGCGTCGGATCGTCCGATCTGATCGGCTACCGGCAGGTGGGTGGCCTGGCGCAGTTCGTGGCGCTGGAGGTGAAATCAGCTACCGGTAGGGCGTCGGTGGAACAGCAGCGGTTCATCGACCACATCTGCAGCGCTGGGGGCTGCGGGGCCGTGGTGCGCAGCGTGGAGGATGCAGATTCGGTTCTCCGGACCGGTACCTAGAAAAGGAACCGCTAAGGTTCCGGCATGAAACAAGAGCATTCTCAGATCCGCATAGAGCGCGGCGGCCAGCGCCTTGCCGCTGCCGTTCGCTACTGGCTGGCCCACAGCCTCAGCCAGGACAAGCTCTGCTCCATCGTCCACTGGGCCTACGGCGAAACCTCCGGGTTCGACGGCGGTACCTTCTCCCGCCTGTCGAACGGCAATCAGCAGCGCGGCCCTGGGATCCGGCACCTCGATGCGCTGGCGGAGGCGAACCGCGCCATCTGGACCTGGCAAACCCAAGGCGAAGCTGCCGCCATCAAAGAGTTCGGGCTCCATTCCAACCACGGTGTACGGCCGGAGTGGCTCAACGCCACCATCTGGCTGCCAAAACCTGACGACGCCACCCAGCCGCTCGACCTCGGCGATCTGGTCAACGTGTTGGTGGGTCGCCTTGAGCTGCCCTATGTGGCGCCGCGGCTGCAGGCTCGTGAGGCGAAGGTCGCCGGTGAACGCCTCCTGGAGCTGCTGAACGAGCTAGCGCAGGAGCGGGGCTGGAAACCGCTTGAGGCTGTGCAGAAATACCTAGCCGCCTACCCAGGTGGTACGCGAGTGCGTGTGGCACGGCTGAAGGGCGTGCTCACCGGCGAGTCCTACACCCAGCCAGAGCTGGAGCTGGAGATGGCGGCGCTGGCGGAGATGATCCGCCAGGTGCGTGGCATCGAGCGGTTTACCCCAGCTGATCTGCAGGCTGAACTGTTGTCTGATCGCCGCCTGAGGTCCTGATCACCCGGTAGGCCAGCTCGCCGGCCACGTGAACGTCTAGCGGCTGGAACTCGTCGTCCGGCACATGGCAGAGCATCCGCCAGAGCTGATCAGCATCGGCAGCGGTGGCGCAGTGGGCCTGAATCATGGGAGCCGTGGGGGGGAAAGGGCAACCGTTTTAGTACAGACGTACCAAAAACCGACTGTGCGTGCTGCAGTCTGATGCACCATAGCTGCAGAACCGGAACCCTCGGGGTATGATTCGGGTATCAGCAGCCCATTCCTATGGCACCGCCCACCAGCGCTGCGCTGGCCACTACCACACCTCCAGGCCTCAGCCTGCAGGTCCAGTCCGTTGACGACCTCGCCCGCCTGGCCCGAGTGTTCGCCGCGTCTGGCCTGTTCGGCCGCGCCGGCAACCAAGAGACCCAGATCGCCGAGTGCGCCATCCGATTGATGGCTGGCATGGAGGCGGGGTTCTCGCCGTTCGCCAGCGCCACCGGCGTTCACATCATCAACGGCCGCCCCGCGTTCTCCAGCAACCTGCTGGCCCAGGCTGTGCGCCGGCATCCGGTGTACGACTACCGGGTGCTGGAGAAGTCCGGCACCACCTGCCGCATCCGATTCCTGGCCCATGGCGAGGTGCTGGGCGAGGAGACGTTCACCATCGAGATGGCTGAGCGTGCCGGTCTGTTGAAGAACCCGACCTGGAAGTCGTACCCCGAGGCCATGCTGTTCTCGCGGGCGCTCACCGCCGGGATGCGCACCCATTGCCCTGACGCCCTTGGAGGGCACACGGCCTACACCCCCGACGAGATCGGCGGGGAGGTGGTGCCCGTCACCGTGGCAGAGGAACCTGTCGAGCCGCAGGCTGATCCGCTCCAGCAGGCTCAGCAGGTCTGCAACGCTGCTGGCCTCACCGCCGATGGCGTGATCGCGTTCTGCCTGCTGGTCAGCAACGGGAAGATCGCCGCCCTGGCTGATCTCCCCCAGCAGACCCTCGACCGGATCATCCGCCAAGGGATCTCCGCCGAAACGGTCGCGAAGTGCAACGGCTCCGAGGGCGACCCCGAGCCTGCCGACGACCCCGACGACCTGCCCGCCGCCTGGTCCGTGTGACTTGGTGGGCTAAGAAACCGGAACCTTAACCCTCACTCTCCATGAATGAACTTCTGACGCAGCTGATCCAGTGCAACCAGTGGCGGTTCATCGGCCGTCTCGGCGCTGATCCCGAACTGCGCTCTTTCCAATCCGGCGCCAGCGTGGCCAATGCGCGGCTGCTGGTGAACAAGCCCGGCCAGAAACGGGACGACGGGCAGAAGCCGTTCAGCTTCAAGCTGGAGCTCTGGAACGACAAGGCCCAGCGGTTCGTTGATGAAGCTCGCAAGGGCGATCTGATCGACGTTGAAGGCCGCGTCAAGACCGAGAGCTGGGACGACAAGACCACCGGCGAGAAGCGGCACAGCCTGGTGGTGATGGTTGAAGCGTGGGACGTGGTGGCCAAGCCACACCAGAGCCAGCAGCAGACCGCCACACCAGCGCCCGCCAAGACCGAACCGGACTGGTTCAGTAGCGCGGCTGGTGATGACAACGACGACGTCCCGTTCTGATCATGGCAACTGAACTCACCAGCCTGCGGCAGCAACTCAACGCGATCATCGAAAGCGCTGCCAAGCAGATCGAAGAGCGCGAGCAAGCGATTGCTGTTGCATCAGAACAGCTCAGCCAGGACCAGGCGGTCCAGGCCGCATGGCAGCAAGGTGCTGCAGCGATGCAAGGGCGTGTCACAGCACTCATAGACCACATGCGTGCTGAGCTGTATCGCTCCGGCACGAATGCTATGTGCTTGGACACTCTCCGGCGTCAGGTGCTGGAGGTGGAGGGATGAGAACAGCACTGATTTCAGCGCTGCTTGTAACCGCCACGTTCAGCGGCTGGTTGTATTCCGTGCATGTCGATCACTGTTCACCAATTAACTGGGAGGTATGCAGGTGATTTTTCCACCGTTGCCTGAACAGAGCTGCGTCAGTTGCCGGTACTTCCGGCCATCGCCAGCGTTTGATCCGTCTACCTGGCCTGATGGGTGCTGCCACCGCAACCCACCACAGCTCGGTGCGCGTGGTGGGCAATGGCCACAGGTTGATGCTGCTAATTGGTGCGGCGAATGGTGCGGCCGGGAGGTGGCGTGATGGACCCCGACATCTATCCCACCCCATCCGAGGTGGCGGCAACAACCCTCGACCAAGACCCCGACGACGACGAGCGGCTCGACTGGGACAACCACCCCAGCCTGAGCCCAGCCGAACGTAACCCCAGCCTGCGATGAGCCGCCTAGCAGCCCTGATCCTGGTGCTGTGGGCGCTGGTAGGTGTGGGCGAACAGATCAAACCAATTCCCGAGAGCAACCATGAGCGAACAGCACAAAGCAACGCCCGAGGAGTGGGCCACAATCGAAGAGTTGGGCCGTGACAACTTCTACGCTCCGAGCTGCATTCTCGAACTCCGGGCCAGGGTCGAGGCGCTTGAGGCCACGCAGCATGCGCACGTTGACCTGTCTGGCGTACCCGAGAGCGAACGACAGCAGATGCTGGATTCGTTGCGCACGCCGGCCAGGATTGAGCTGCTGCCATTGGAGCAAGATCGCCCCCAAGTCGTTACTCCAGATGCCCCCGCCAGCTCGCTGGTGGAGCGGGTGGCTGAGGTGTTCCTGACCGGCACATTCAACGCTGACGACCCGGTTGGGGCCCGCGCCGCGATCCGCGAGGTGGCGGCGTGGTTGGTCGAGAAGTATTCAGATACCGACGAGTGCCTCGAGTCTCTGATCGGCGTTGTTGTTGGCGAGCTCCAAGCGGAGACCGAGGAATGAAAATGCACGTTGTTATGAAGGAGCGTCAAAGCGCGATTATGCGTTTCCCAGGGCTGCCGCATGAGATCTATGCAACGAAAAAGGAAGCGTGGGATAGGGCTGAAGAGTTGAACCGCAAGTCAACTACTAACCATTACTGGGTTGAGCCCGCACGTTTTGTCAAACACACACACAAATGAGGAAAACTTCTGTGACTAATTCAAATGCTAAACTCTCCCCACCACCGGAAATGGTCAAGCAGTTGTACAAATGCGCAACGGCAGCTGGGCTGGACTACCTACAAGAGATTGCTGACCGCTCCGCCCAATGGGGCGCTGATCAAGAACTGGAGGCGTGCTGTGAGTTGCTGGAGCAGAAAGGGTGGGATCCAACCTGGATTCCTGTGCTCCGCGCCGCCCGACGCCCCAAGCCGCCGAGCTTGAAGGAGCAGGCGCTTGCTGAAATTGACGCTCTGGAAAGCATGGGCGTTTGCAACTCCGGTACCATCCGCCGCGCAATCGAGTCTCTGCCCAATGACTGACCCCACTCTCTCCCCCGCCGCGCAGGCGGTGCTGGATGCCACATATCGAGAAATGGACTACGCCCCGCGTCGCCACGTTCAGTGGGCCGCCGCCGCCGCCCTTCGCGCTGCTGCGGATCAGGTGGTGCCGGAAGGAGGCGTCTTTCTCTCAACTGCCAGCGCCGCCAGAATCCGCGCCCAATTCCTCGCCATCGCCGCCGAGCTGGCTGGCACCCCCACTACCCCCGCTGAATCATGACCACCCCCACCGACTGGCGTGCGCTGTGCGCTGATCTAACCGACGCACTTGATACCTGGCTCATGGCTCACCACCACGGCGGCGTTCCACCACAAGATGGCGTAGACGCCAAGCTAGTTCTTCGCGCCCGCACCGCCCTGGCCCAGCCCGAGCCGCAGGGGCCGCAGCAGGAGGCCGCCCGCAGAGTTCTTGAGTATTTAGAGCTGCGCAAGACTTCAAAGGATCTAGATCCAGAGGTGATTGGCCAGGCGTGCCGTGGATCAGAGTTCCCCTATGTACGGAAGCTGACCGTCAGCGACCTAGAAGCCCTCGCCCGCTGGGGCCGCCCCGCCGTCGAGCCGGTGCCCGCCGCTGAGCGGCCTTGGGAGCGGGAAGGGTGGTGTGATGCGCATGGAAGGTGCTGGTGGGGCAGGCCATCGGAGGAACTGTGTAACTCCGATTGGTTCCTGGCAACCCGCTCAGAAGTGGAAGAGTTTTGCGAAGACTGTCTTCCTACCGTTTCGCTCCCCCACTGGGCGCTGCCGGTGCCGGAGCGGGAACCATGAGCCCGTTGCCCGATTGGCAGATCACCAGCCTGTGCCAGGCGGGCATGGTGGCGCCGTTCCTGCCGGAGCTCGTCAACCCCGCCAGCCTGGATGTGAGGCTCGGTGACGCGCTGCTCATTGAATCAGCCGAATCCCCTCAGCTGGTGCCCTACCCCCTCGGGCGCCACACCGCAGAAAATCCGTACTGGCTGGTGCCGGGGCAGTTCGTGCTAGGGCATACGCTGGAATACGTGCGGGTGCCGAACCACCTCTCGGTTTGGCTCTCCCTGAAATCCAGCCGTGCGCGTGAGGCGATCGACCACCTGCTGGCGGGCTGGATCGATCCGGGGTTCCATGGGGTGATCACGCTGGAGCTGGTGAACAGCCGCCAGCTCCACAGGGTGCCGATCTGGCCGGGGATGAGGATCGGCCAGCTGACGTTCCTGGAGATGGCTGCAGAGCCGCGGCGAGGGTATGCGGAAACTGGGCGGTACCACCTGTCGGAAACGGTGGAGCCGAGCCGGGGGTAGGGCGCCCCTGATCCGCTAGGATCGGTGGGTCATCAGCAGGCCGAGTGCGCCGCTGGTGTTCCACCGCATTTCCCATCATGTCGACCACTTGCCTCGCGGCATGGGCTGTCGCCCTGCTGCTGCTTCCCGTTGTGGTGCTGCTCTGGGCCACGGAGACCCGCCAGCAACGCGCCCGCCGCTGGCGCAGGGACGGCCTCACGCAGCAGGCCATAGCCGACCGCCTTGGCTGCAGCCGGAGCACCGTACGGCGGCTCTTGGCGGCCTGACCACTGGGCGTAGTGCATAAGGACACTTACGCTTGCTGTAGATTTCTTATGCACTACACGTCGGAAAGACCGTGAAGATCGGCTACGCACGGGTTTCCACCGACAAGGCCGAGCAGGACATCAGCATTGACGCCCAGGTGCAGCAGCTTGCGGCGGCCGGCTGTGACCGGGTGATCCGTGAGCGTGGCACCGCCTTTCGCGAGGACGCCCGCCGCCCTGGCTGGGAGGAGCTGCAGGCGTTGGTGGCCTCCGGCAAGGTCCGCGAAGTGGTGGCGATCAGCCAGAGCCGCCTGAGCCGACGCGGCGAGGAGTTGCCGTTTCTGCGAATGTGCGCACGGCGCGGCGTTGCGGTTCGCTTCCTAGACGGCACGCCCGCCGATCTCACTGACCCAGCCGGCCGTTTGCTGACCGGCGTGCTCTCCACCGTGAATGAGGTGGACAGCATGATCAAGTCGATCAACGTGAAGAACGGAATCCGCCGACGCAAAGCGGAAGGCCACTACGCCTGCGGGCGTGTTCCGTTTGGCTACATCTACGACGGTTCGCAGGTGGTGCCACACCCAAACGAGTTCAACCAAGCGCGAGAACTATGGGATCAACTGGCGGCCAATGAATACATGCTGGGCCGCACGATTCGCCAGCACCGTCTGGAATGGAGCATCCCAGGGCTAGGCAAGTGGATCAATAATCCGATCTTGCGCGGCGTGGTGAATGGTGAAGCAGGAAAGGTAACGGCGCTCATTACTTGGGACGAATGGCACCGTGCTCGACGACTGCTGGATCAGCGCAAAGCGGTAAAGGTGCGCAGCCGGGCCATGCCCCGCATGTTTACCGGCCTGATGAAGTGTGGATCCTGCGGTAAGCGGATGCACTACATTTTCCGAGCCAAGAAATCTCGCCTGCGCTGCAGCAACAGCATCTGCAACTGGTACGGGCGCGGTTTAGCGGAATGGAAGGTGCGCGACCATGTGATTAATGCCCTGCGGCAAGGTGCTGACCTATTGGGCCAGGTTGCTGCAGCCGCGGCCGCACCTGCAGTGAACGCCGAGACTGAGCAACGCCAGCAGCAGCTAGATCAGCTACGGGCATTGCAGGACCAGGGGGTGGCGGGACTGGGGGAGTCGATCGAGCGGCTAGAGGCAATGCTGACAGTTGCCCCGCCTGCGTCAGGGCCTGACTGGCGCGGGCTGGCTGAGGTGTTCATGCGATCGGGCGCCCTTGAAGCCGCCACCGATGAAGAACTCCGGGTGCTCGCGCTGGAGTATGTCGCGGAGATTGTCTACGTCGGGGATCCCGGTCGTGTCGAAATCCGGGTTCGCCAAGGCCCGAGCTGCGATACGGCGTAACGCTTCACGCCCGGTCATTGCGGGATCCTTTGAAAAACGGTGCAGATCATTCACACAAGCTCCTTACCGGTCATGGATGGCAGCGACCAACCCCGCGCGTCGGGGCATTGGGTGGCGTTCTCCAGGTCGGCGGCGATAGCGCGGCACTGCTTGGCCAGGTCGACTGCCAGCTGTCGATCCAGCGGTGAGCAGTCATCCCAGGCGTTATCACCCACCGCGCGTGCGGTCACCTGCGCGGCATCGATCAGGCCCACCAGCAGCGGCAGCAGCGGCTGATTGCGGGCGCCCACGTCGGGCAGCCGAATCAGGCTGTCCACGTGCTTGGGCAGCGCCTGGCGGGCGGCCTGGAGGATCAGGTCGGAGAGTGCGCCGTCGCACTCCAGAGCAGGGCTGAGGTTCTGGTTTTGCATGGTTGAGGATCAGGCGATTTTCCAGCTACGGCGCTCGACCAGCTCACAGCCTTTGATCTGAGCGCCTAGGGCCAGGGCAGCCTTGATGGCGGTTTTGTCGGCGGTGCAGGTGGTCTTCACCCGCTGGAACTGATCCGGCAGATCAGTCGGTGCAATATCTGCATCCAGCTCAACGCTGGTCACCTTCCGGCTGGTGAGCGTGTGCTCAGGCAGCTCCCATTTCGTGCGGTCGGGATCCACCCGCCCCAGCGCTGTCACCAGCCGATCCTGCAGGGCATCAGCCTGCTGCTCAGCAGCGGCGGCCAGATCCTTCAGCCGCTGGGCGTGGGCCGCACGGGTGATCGCTTGAGCGCGGAGGTGATCAATCACCCAGCACCAGGCATCAGCCTTGGCCTCAACAGCCTTGCGGTTGTCGGATTCAGCGCTGATCAGCGATTCGAGGGTGGCCGTGGCCTCGGCTACGGCGGCGGGATCGTCAGAGAACAGGTCAGCAGCGGCGGCGTCGATCTGCTGCTGCAGGCGCAGCGCGTCGCCGGTGAGCTCAAACAGGGATGCCATGGCCCCTCTCGAATACCCGCCAACCATACCGCTTAGGTTCCGGTTCTGCAGCTACGCTAGCGAGGATCCAGAGGTGCAGCTTCGTGGCGGCCAGCAGCCAGACATGGTGGCTCGATTCAATCGGCCGCATCCCGCTGCTGACACCAGCCGAAGAAATCCAGCTGGGCACTGCGATCCAGCGGTGGCGGCAGCACCCCGAACCTGTCCCGCCAGGCCTGCGGCGGCGTGGGATGCGCGCCCGTGACCGCTTCGTGCAGGCGAACCTACGACTGGCGGTGTCGTATGTCAGCAAGCGCTGCAACCGACTGGCGCGGATCCACGGCTCAGAGGATCTGATCCAGGCAGCCAATATGGGCCTGATCACCGCTGCGGAGCGGTTCGATCCAGCGCGTGGGTACAGGTTCAGCACCTATGCGTACTGGTGGATTCGTCAGGCGGTCAACCGCTGGGTTGATCAGCACGGGCGATCGATCAGTATTCCCGGCAGCCACAGCCAGCACCTGGGGCGCATCGGGCCCATCACGCGGCGGCTTGAGTCTGAGCTAGGCCGCAGTCCCACGCGGCAGGAGATCGCCGATGCCCTCGGTACCAGCGTTGCGGTACTGGAGCAGGTGCTGGAGAACGGCAGGCCCGTGGGCTCGCTGGATCAGGTGGTGTCCGATGACGGCCTGGAACTCAGCAGCCTGGTGGCCACCTACGACCGCTCACCAGAGGAAGAGGAAGAGCAGCGCGAACGGTGGCGGCAGGCGGAGCAGCTGCGCGGCCTGATCGCCAGGCTGCCGGCTGCGGATCAGCGGCTGCTGTCGCTGGCCTGGGGCCTCGACGGCGTGGAGGTTCCCCGGCCTGAGCTGGCCCAGCAGGAGGGGCTGAGCACGCGGGCCCTGGAGAGCCGACTGCTACGGCTGCAGCAGCAGCTGGCATCGCAGAGCGTGCAGTTGGTGCTGGTGGCGGTGTGCCGGATCGCGCCATCACCCAGGGTGCGGCAGAAGCGCAGGCGGCGCGACAGTGGTGTGCTGCAGCTGGTGCTGGAGTCAGTCTGCTGAGCGGCGCCCCAGTACGGCCCGCGCCCACCGTCGCAGCCACCCAACCGGCTGCTCGCGCTCTGTCTGCAGCAGCTCCCGCGCCCACCGGTGATGCTCGGCTGTCGGCTCACCCAGCGGCGGCGCATCCTTCATCGCCAGCTCGACCATCAGATTCGCGGCTGCTTTGTGCAGCTGCAGGATCAGGTGCTCTTGCTGATGCCCCCGCTGGATCAGTTCATCCGCCAACTGCGCCAGCTCGTCGCGGCTCATCCATGCCGCCTGCTGCCGGTCGTGGGCCATCATCGCCTGCCTCGACAGGCTGAGGTTGAGATTCAGGCCCAGCATGTCCGCTCAACAGTTGGCTCAGTCTGCGCAGCTCCCCTACATCACCGTCGGGCAGGACATGCGCGGCTCTGTCTGCTGGCTGGTGGTAGCGCAGGATCAGATCGTGGAATGTCTATCCGGTAGCCGGGCTGTAGCAGTGCTTGAAGCGCTGCTGCGCTCAAAGGGCTTCAAGCCATAGGGCCGTCGATCCAGCCGTCGATCCTGGCCGCGCGGTCGGGGCAGTGCCAGGGCTGAGCAGCGAACCACTCCCGCCAGTCGGTCGAGGACTTTGCCCCGTTGCAGCGCCGGCAGGCCGGCACCAGATTCTCGGCCACGGTCAGGCCGCCACGGGAGCGCGGCAGCACGTGGTCGAGGGTGTCAGCCGGAGCGGTGCAGTACGCGCAGGCGTGATTCCAAGCGGCGAAAATCCTGGCGCGGAATCTGGATTTGGTCGCCCGCTTGGGCAGGAGTTCGGTGCCATCAATCTGATGGTCGAAGCTCATTCAGTAGACCCACCGCACACGGGGCCGGCCCTTGCGAATCCCCAGATGCACAAATCCCTTCGGCGCGCCGTACCCCAGCGAGTGCGGCCAGGTCTTGTCGCACCAGTCCTGCACCGCTTGCACTGAGGCGCCTTGGATGTAGAAATCCACCGCACCCACGCCCGGCGCGTCGTAGAGGTGCTCTGAGCCGGAAGCGCCACCAACCGAACGGTTCACCGCTGGTGGGCGATACCCCGAGGTGATCACCACCGGCTTGCCGCCAAAGTTGCGCCGCACCCGCTCCAGGAATGCCGCCAGCTCAGCAGCGGTGTCCACCTGGTGCTGGTGATCGAAGCGTCGTACCTCCTGATCGAGCGCGAACTCGCCCAGCCGGATGTGCGGGGTCAGCAGGGCCGTGAATGGGCTGGAGGGGGTGACGCGGCCAGGGGTTCGCTGCTGCGGCTGCTGCCCCACGAACAGCGCCACCTCGGCAGCGCGGCGACGGGTGAGGCCTGGGAGCTCCACATCGCCGGCCTTGTTCCACCGGGGCAGCTCCTGCCTGGCCACGGTGTTCGGGTCATCACCCGCCAGCAGCCGGCGCCGCAGGGTGGAATCCTGCATCGCCCCGATGCCCACGTTGTAAACCCAGCTCACCAGCGCGGCCTGTTGTTCCGGGCGAAGCGTGGCGGCCATCGGGATGGCGCGGATGATGGCGCCATGGAACCGTTGCGCGTCAGCGATGAGTTGCCAATCCGCCTGGGCCTGAGTGATGACCTGGCCCTCGCGCACCGCCTTTCCATCGATCGCAGTGCTGCCCCATCCAATGGTCCAGATACCAGCAGGGCAGCGGTAGGCGGTGAGGTGGCAGCCCTCGAACTTCTTGATGATCTTGAGCGCCGGCGCCAGCCAGGCGTCAGGTGGTGCAGCCGCTGGGCTCCCCTGTGCCCGCCAGAGCTCTGTGAACCCCTGCCGCTGCGCATCGCTCAGCGACTGATCCAGCGCGCTCAGTGCCGCCAGCTGGTGCGGTGTGATCGTGCCGGTCCGGGCGATGTGCTCTGCGGCAGAGCGGATGCTGGCGTAAGTCATCGCCGCCCCCCGAGCAGTCCGCCGGGCTTCTCGTCTTCCTTCCTGAGCGCTGGATTCAGGGTGTTGAACCCGACGTTGAACCCGCCACGGCCAGCAATGCCCACGCCCATCAACGGCAGCGCCGTGAAGTAGCAACGGTCGATCGCATCAGGCCCGCGCGCAGCAATGCGGCAGTCGATCAGGTAGATGCTGCCCACCAGGATCGCGGCTGAGCACGCGCCAGAGACGACCTGCGCACCGCCGCCGATGGCTGAGAGAACGGTGGTGAGTTTCATCAGTTCAGCTCCAGGCGGATTGTGCGGCGGTCCAGATCCGTGACCTTCTTCTCCAGCTCCTGAAACCGGAGGCTGAACGCGTTCTGATTCGCCAGGATCTGCGTCATCTGCGTTTCCAGCTGTTGCAATCGGTTCGGCAGCTGGATCAGCAGCCAACCCATGCCCCCAGCGGTGCCGATTACTGCAGCGGCGAGAACGGTGCCAGCGGTGGCTTCGAGAACCTGCACCCGGCTGAAGCGGGGCTGGGGGTTGGTCGGGGCCACTGATTTAGATCTGCTGCCACAGTCTGCGGACCGGATCTAATTCACCCGCCGGGCAGGGTGTAAACGTCGGTCAGATTCCCCGCCGCCAATGCCGCCTGCAGCTCGCCAAGGTGGGTGGCGGTGAAGGTGCCAGTCGAGAGGATCGCGGCCATGCTGGCTTGAATTGCGGGCTGGTTAGGCCGACCTGATTTCGCATCGCCCAGCAGCGCAATCAGCTCTGTTGCCTGCACCGTCATCGGCAAGCTGGTGAGTGCCTGCTCACGGATCGCGGCATACACACCGGAGCCCGCCAGTGCTTCCCAGAACGCCCAGTAATCAGGCGCAGGGGGTGGGGTGGGGACGCTCTGCAGCTCAGCGATTTCTTCGGCGGTCAGCTCAATGACCTGCTGCTCGCCGGTTTGGACGTTGACTTCAATCCGGTTCATGATTAGCCCTCGTACAGAATGTTGACGGTGCCGGCGTTAAAGGTGTCAGTGCCGTTGACGGTGGTTATGCGGACGCGATCGAGAGCGGCGGACAGCTCTTTGCGTCCACCACCGAACAGTGGAATACTTGTGACTCCGTCAACAGTGCTCATCGAATGAGACGATACCCATTTATTACCCGATATGTTTGCAATGGTCATAATGCCATCACGCAGATAACCTGCGCCACCGGCAAAAAGACCAAAACCAGAACTGAAACCACCAGACGAGGAGCCAGCTGGAAGTACATAGCCACTGGTACTTAGATAACCTGTTGTTTCAACTCCCCCTGAGTCGCCTAACTGCACTTGGACAAAAGAAGTTCCGTTTGTTGAAACCTGATCAAACATTACCGTAATTCGCTTCACCCAGGTGGGGATACTGGTGAAATCGATTGCCGTGCCGCTGGTGGTCGCAACAGCAGTGGCACCAGTGATCGCCGCACCCTGCGCCAACAGCGTCGCCCACCCCAGTACGTTGCTCCCGTTGGTGGTGAGCCCCTGCCCTGCGGTGCCATCTGTCGCCGGCAGCGACCACACCCGGTTTGTTGTGACCGTTGCCGGGGCCTGCAGGCCGACGTAGTGGCTGGAATCTGAATCCCAGAACCGCACATCGTCCTGGGCTGCCAGGTTGAGCCCGTTGCCGTCAAACCAGGCAGTCAGCGCCCCGGCAATCGCCACGCCCAGTTCGTTGAGCGCTTTGGAATACAGGCCCGTGTTGGAATCTCCAGCCACCGCCATCCCTGGCGCTGCTGCCGTGCCTGCCGCCACCAGCAGTGGCCCGGTCATCGTGCCGCCCGCACGGCTCAGCAGGCCCAGGCCTACATCAGCGAGGGAGCCCAGAACAGTCCAGGCCGAATTAGAAGCATTCCTGATCTTCAGCTGCCCCGCCGTTGTATCCGCCCACAGCTGATAGGCATACGTCGGGTTGGGTTCATTCGCGCCGCTGTTCTGACTGACAATCGCGGCAAGTGCGTTGTTCAGGTCAGCGCGGAATCCAGCGCCAGACTGATTAGCGACGCTGTAGTCGTGTTGTGCCATCAGATAACCTCCAAGCCGTAGCCCGTTGCTACATAGGTAAAGGTTCGGCTGATCATGGCAGCAGCGCTATTGTAGAAAGTGATCTGGAAACCAGTTCGTGACTGGTCGCTGATCACATAGTAGTCACCACTGCTCATGTTGTACGCCGTGATCCCTACCGCTGGCGCTTGGTAGAACGGCGATGCATAAGTCACAGTGCAGGTAGCCGCACCGCTGGTGATCGAGCCCGTTGATTCGGTACGTTGCTGCAGCTCCAGCTCCGCTCCAAGCTCGTCAATGATGATGTTCTGGTCTTCCGAGCGACTGGTGGCTACAGCCTTGAACTGAAATGCCCGCCCACGATGCAAGGCATTCACGAACTCTCGCCAATCGCTCCAGACCGGCGAACTGCCAGGGTTATCATTGGTTGAGCGCACATACAGTGCTGCGTTTACTTGATCCAAGGTGTCGCCCTCGATTGTGTTCCAGCTGTCGATCTGATCGGTCAGGTCATCCCATGAGTTACCTGGCTCATAGGGCGATGTCCTGAAATATCGCCGCATGTTTAGGTCATACACTCCGCCTAGATCAAACGTGCTGCCAAACTCATACTCACCAGTTCCAGCAATGCTACCCACGGCGTCAACTGTGCCGAGGCCATCCCAGTTGCCGTCAGGCGCAAACTCATCAACGGCTTGGCCGATAGTGAGAATCAGCCCGTCTCGCTCTAGGCTATAGGCCATATTGACCGAGTTCCCAGAGAACGGCGGCGATTCCTGATCCTCTCGGTAACTTTGCACCAGCAACCTGGGCTGTGGTGTTGGTAGGTCAACGCTTGCTGTAGCAGCAATAGCAGAGCGATTTCCTGAATCATCTTCAAACTTCAGTAAATACGTACCTTCCAGCAGCGGCACCTGTTTCTGTGTCTGGCTACCAGCAGCAGCGGCCACGATTTCCTGGCTTTCGCTCCAGGTTGCGCCACTAAGTAGTACAGAGTGCCGAATCAGTACCTTGCCGCCAAGTACCACATCCAGTTCAGTGCTGCGATCCCAGCTGATGATTGCACTAGCGCCATCGACGGGGATCAGCGACAGGCCTGTCACGCTGGCCGGTGGTGCGGTCTTGCCGAACGCCTGCACGGTTACCTTGGCGGGCTCGATGGACTGCCGCAGCGCCGCGTTGAGGCTATAGACCTGCACCTCGTAGACGCCGGCCGTGGTGTCGAGGATCTCGTAGTCGGGCCGGGCTTGCGTGCTGGTCGTCCAGTTGCCGTCCTGAGGGCGCCAGCGCACCCGATACTCATTGACGCCAACCACAGGCTGCCAGCTGATGATCAGCTTTGCAGCCGCACGGCCACTCAGTTCATAGAGCGTTTCGGTGGCCTGCAGATTGGTCGGCGCCGCCGGGATGATGTTCAGGTCTGTGATGTCACGCTGCGCCAGCGGACGATCGCGCTCGATGTAGTCGTACTTGCTGGCGTTATACGCCAGAGCACTGATTGCGTACTTTGCGCCTTCTTGCTCTGTGACGCTCAGCACCCGCCAGGTTGAGGTTTGAATGTTCGAGGTCTGGTAGACCCAGACGCTGTTCGGATTGGGCGCTGCAGTGAGCGGCGTGGCCAAGGGCACCACGTTGCCGCTGATGCTGGCGACGCCACGGCTCTCGACTGTGCCGTTGGGCAGGATCACCGAGAGGGTGGCGGCTGCACCCGCTACTAGCCCACTGGCATCATCGACCGTGACTGCGTTGGTGGTGGCTGCCGTGATCCGCCCGCCGCGTCGTGAGCCAGCTTTTACCGGGTCGCTGATCTCGATGATCTGCCCAGGCCGCACCACCACGCCCGCGTCGATCGAGGCGGAGAAGGTAACCACCTCGCTTTCGTACTGCTCGGAGTAGAGCAGCCACTCGCCGATGCGATTGGCCTGGCCACGGGATGTACAGGCGAAGGCGGAAATCTCGCGGGTGACGACTCCGTATTTGGCGATGGCGGCCTGGTCCTCCACCACCTCGAAGGCCATGTCCCGCAGGGTGGTGTCGTAGTAGCTGACCACCGCCACGGTGGGGCGGATCTTGCGACTGCTGGAGCTGTAGCTGAAGCCCTCCTCGGAGACGTTGGCCAGCGTGAACAGGTAGGCCGAGTCGCCGGGCCTGTCCTGGCTGGCCGTCAGGCTGCCGGTGCTCCAGTACGGCATGGCCCGGAACACCGAGCACATGTCGTTGATCAGCTTGTAGGCCTCCTCTGCCGTCTGCATGTTGACGTTGCAGGAGAAGCGGGGCTCGGTGCCCCCGAAGCCATCAGGGACCAGCTGGGAGCAGTATTGGGACGCTGAAAAAAATGCCCACTTGTCCAGCTGCGCCGCCTTGACGTGATCGCCGAACCCGTAGCGGGTCGAGGTGAGCAGATCCCACAGGATCCAGGAAGGATCACTACACCACTGGGCCGCGCCGAAACTGCCGTTCCAGATACCCGAGTAAATCAGCCGGCCATTGCTCTGATCCACCGTCGCGTTCGACGGGATGCGCACCTTGATGCCCCGGATCAGGTAGGCGCGGGAGGGGATCGAGTTGAACTGCTCGGCATCCACCCGCAACGCCACGAGAGCACTGTTGGGGTATCTGAGTTTTGCCCAGACGATCTCGGTGTAGCTGGACCAGCTGAAGGCATTCAGCAGCTTGGCGCTGCTGCTGTCGGGCGTGATTCGCACCACCCGGATACTTGCTGGCCTTGTGGCCGCCAGGTTCAGCATGTAGTCACGCTGATAGGTATCGCCGGTGCGGCCGCTGATTGTGTCGTCTACTACGGTGCTGTAACTGCCACCGCCGTAGGAGACTTGAATCTGTAGGCGCACGCTGGTGCCCTCGATGTCGCCCTTGTCGTTGAACAGCTGCAGCTGGGGGATCGTGATCGTGACTCGCGCAGCGTCTACAGCGGGATCGGTAATGGTGCGAGTGATCGGTGTGCCCTGCTGCACTTGCACGCCCACCGGCTGCTCGTTCTCGACTGCGTTAGAGCCGGGAATGTATGCCTGGCTTTGCGTGCCGTTACGGGTGACGATCTGGAAGTTTTTGAAGTTGTAAGACCCGTCGGCATTTTGGACAGGAGTATTGTTTAGGAAAATCGACTGCAGACCATTTTTCAGCCCCTCGATTTCGCCTTCGCTAATCAAGTCCAGCACGGAGGCATATTGCGTGCTGTTGAGGTTGTCCGCAGCCTCAGTTGGCGTGCGCTGTGCGCCACCCCCGCCGCCGCCCTTGCCACTGCCGCCGCCGCCAGCTGCTCCAATAATGCGCGTCATGGATCAGCCCTGCTTGAAGAACGCACCGAGAAGTTGCTCGTTGGTCAGTGTGCCGCCGGGTGACGAACTGCCGTTGTCTGTCACCTGCACCGTATCGATACCAGCGGAAATCACCACAGATCCCACGACGGTTTCGCCGTAGACGACAGGGACCGGCACACCCTGCCGTGAGGTATTTTGAACGCCAGAGAATGAGTAGGACTTGCGCGGATCAGCGTCGGTGTCTTTGCCTAGCGCTGATGGGTTGACTTGTGGTACAGGCGTCAGCAGCTGTGCTACGCCGCCGAGTACCAGGCTTGAGCCAACGCCGACAATCAGTCCGTATGCCGTTGGTCCAGCCCAAGCCTGAAAGCCTGGGATAAAGATTGCAGCAGCCAGAAGTGCCACACCGGCCACAATCCGCCCTACTGCACCAGCACCAGCCACCACCGGAATGATCTTGATCTGCTGCTGACCGGCTGGATCGTGCAGTTCATCCTCCGCCAGTTCATACGTTCCCACACTCACCCGGTAGTGCTGGTCCGCCATGTGCTTCTCCAGCTGCGGGAAGTTGGCCAGCAGAAACCGCACGGCCTCAGCCGCACTTGCTACCTCTGCGCGGAATACCCGCTTGCCGAGAAACTTGGCCAGCCGCCCATAAACCCGGATCTCGCGCAACATGATCCAGCCTTGCCTTGCTACAGGCTACGGAACTCAGGATGGCGCAATCTGCGGCCAGTACATTTCTGGAGCCATTCGCCGTACAGATCGCGGCTGCTTAGGCGTCCTCGAATGTGATGCAGCACCAGCTGATCGCCGATGTAGACCCCAACGTGGTTCAGGCCAGGGCCGCTGATGGCCATCAGCAAGGCATCACCCGGCTGCAGTTCTTCGTCAGCGCCAAGCTCGCGAAATCCAGCATCACGCCAGCAGCGATCAAACAGCGGATCCGCCTCAAAGGCTTGCGGTGTTGGTGGGCGTTCCCAGTCCGGCAGGGCCAGGCCGTGTTCGGCGTACCAGTCGCGCGTCAGTGCCCAGCAATCGGTAACACCCCACGTCCACTGGCGGCCGATCAGTGGCGCCTTATATCCCGAGGGGCTGCAGCCGCCCCACGCGCCCGTCTGCGGGCTGACAGTGTGCCAGGGCAGACCGCTGCGCTCGCACCCCACCAGGTCGGCCTCGCTGGGCTCTGGTGGCGTGATCGGGTGGCTGTGAACCACCGCCACGACCTCGCCTGCATCTTCGGCTGCTGCGTAGTCGGCGGGATCGAGAATGAACTGCTCGAAAGGGTTGCTGGCCAGATTGCGGCAGGGCCAGTACCGCTCGCGACCCTTAAACACCACCACCAGGCCGCAGGATTCGGCAGGGACTGACGCGCGGGCGTGCTCAAGGGCTGCTGCTTGCGTGGCGTCGTTCATGCGTAGAAGGTGCCCACACCAGGGAAGGAGCCAAAGGGCAGCTCTGCGTCGGCGCCAAAGCGCAGCTCGCAGCTGTTCAGCCGCTTGCCGCATTCATCACCGCTGGCCTTGATGTCATTAGCAAACTGAGGTGATACCTGCCAGGTGTTAAAAGCTGTGTTTCGTGCTGCTAGCGCTGTGTTGTAGCTCGATAGAGCGGTGTCGTAAGTTGCCAGTGTAGAGTTGTAGTTAGCTTGAGCTGTAGCAACCTGCGAGTTATCGAAGACCCACCGCTGGATTGCGTATGAGTAAACAATGTTATTACCTCCGGCTCTCAGAGGGCCCAGTCGATATTCACTGCCTAGCGTGACATTGACGCCATTCCACTTAATGATCTCGCCACCGCCAAAGGTAGAGTATTGAATCAGGTTGTTGCTGTCATATCGAGTTTCCGCCAGCACCCACTGCCCCTGCGCGATGTTGAGCGCGTTCGTGGCTGCATTCAGGTTGTTTCTGGCGGTGGTCAGCGTCGCCGTTGCCGTCGTCAGCGTGGCTTCGGCGCTGTAGAAAGCCATTGCCTGCGCGGACAGGGTGACGCTAGGCAGCGGCCTGTCGTTGGCATCAGCAATCGGCTTACCGCTGTAGCCGCACTCTGCTGAGCGGTAGGTCCACTGACAGATCGAGCTGATGCACTGCCGCTTGGGGGCGCGCACGCCGGCCAGATCAAACGCTGCAGCCAGCTCGAACTCCACCACGTCGCGGGTCTCGACCACCTTCCGATCGACGTAGTAGATCTCGCGCGGGAACTCGGCCGTGGGGTCTGGCGTGCCGTACGGGTTCACGCCGCCGGGGAAGTTGGCGCCGTCGATGTAGCGGGCGAGTGTGCGAACGCGCGTCACCTTGGCGCCCTCCAGGCCTTCCGGCAGGCTGTCCAGCAGCGCCGTAATGGTGCCCATGATGTTGCTGCAGCGGATCTTTGGCCGCGGCAGCTGGCCGTTGCCGCTGTACTCGAAGCCATCGGCCTCGACCGGGAAGCGCAGATAGCTCTGTCCAGCCCAGACCAGCTGGCCGTTGTTGTTCAGACTGCTGCCAGCGTGGAATCGATAGGTTTCCGCCACGCCATGCTGAGCCGCGTTCAGCTCCAGCTCGAACAGCTCAATAATTGCACTGGGCGCTGCGGATTGAAGGTCAGAAACCGGAATAGCCATCAGGGCTCAAATACACGCCGGAATGTTGCCTCGATGTTGTTGTTGTTAAACCTTCTGTACTCTATGGACCACTCCGAACACACATAGCGGCCTGTTACACCGCTGCGTGGGTCGGTCCACTGAAACGCTTGCACGCCCCGCGCACCACGCAGATAGTTGCGGATCAGTGTTCGCTCGGCGTTGCTGCGGTTGCGAAACTGCAGCCGCCAGGATTCAGACTGCGCCTGCAGCCCAAAGGTGAACCGCTGCCGGTAACCCTCACCAAAGGCCATGGTCTTTGCCTGGCCTTCGTAGGTCAGGTCAGCGGTGAAATCAGGCACAAACGAAAACGCCGTCGTGGGCGCTGCTGGCGTGGTCAGGTTCGGCCCGCCCGCGACGTACTGCAGCTCGAATGATGCGCGGATGGAGCTGAAGTTGCAGCTCTCCAGTGCTGTGGTCCAATCCGCGCACACGAACGACGCAGTCTCGCCAAATGGCGTGGTCCAGGTGAATGGCACTGCCCCGCGTCGGGCCTCCAGGTAGCTGAAAATTCCATTCCTGGTGGTGGCGGTCAGGGCTGAGAAGGACAGGTCCCACTTGTCCTCTTGGGCGTTGATGCCGAAGGTGGCCCGTTGCTCAGCCGAGAGCGCCGCCATGCGGTTCACCCGTGGTGCACTGCTCTCGGTGCAGGGGAAATCAGGGGTGAATGTGAATGTCACGCCAGGATGCCTCCAGGGCGTTTGTGGTGCAGCAGCCGGGCATCCACTACGGCAGCCAGATCACGCGCCAGCGCATTGCCCGCACCAGGGTCGCCGCTGGCCTTCGTGCCGCTGGCATCCACGTTGATCACCACATTGGTGGTGGCTCCGGAATTGCCACCCTGCAGCGCCACGGGGATCCGACGGCCATCGGGCAGTGGCACATAGGCCTCATTCATTGACCCCTCGCCAAACAGGGCCAGCTGGGGGCTGTTGGCGATGCCGCCTCGCGCGTAGGTCTTGAGCGGCAGCGGACCGGACGGGGACATGATGCCGCCGGTGGCGAAGTTGGAGTATCTCTGCATATCCGCAATGTTCAGACCGCCGCCGGCGCCGCCGCCAGGCACGGGCAGCAAGCTGCCAATCACGCCGCGAATTGCGCTGATCGCTTGCTCTACCACCAGGATTTGCACCAGCTGTTTGGCGATGTCTTGCAATACTCCAGACGCAATTTCCCGCAGGCTGTTCCCCCAGTTATCCGTGCCCTCGATGAGCACATTCATCGCAGAACTGAGCCCGCCGCCGATCGTGCCCGCCACGCCATCAGCCAGTTGCTTGTTGCGCTCGTAGGAGGCCTGCAGCCGCTCCAGCTGCTGCTGCTCAGCGGTCAGGCCGTCGATGATTCCTGGCTGCGCAGCAAGGCGTGCCTGCACCGTGGCCAGCTGGCCTTCGAGCAGCCGCCTGTTTTCGGCGGTGAGGCCGGTGATGTTGAGCTGGTCCTCGATCTCTTTTTTACGCTCGCTCAGTCGAGCGGACTCAATTTCCGCCATGCGCTCCAGGTCCACCCGCTGCTTGGCGATTTCCGGTGACAGGCCTGAGCGCTGCAGCTCCACCATCCGCTGGAAATCCGCCAGCTGCTCCTTGGCGCTGGCTTTCTGTTGGTCCAGATCACCAGTGATCCTGCTGATGAAGCTGTTTCCGCCAATCAGCTCGCCAAAATTCGCCCCCGTCTGCGCGGCGGTGTTCTGCCCCAGTGCTGCCATCAGATCGCGCCGGGCGCCTTCGATGCGGTCCATCCCAGGCGCGGGGCCTGTGGCGATCGCAGCCGATGCCCGTGCCGGTGCCCCCGACGGTCGCGCGGCAGACCCTGCCTGGAGGTGCAGGAGCCGCATCCGGCCTTGCGGGGTGTCGATCTCCACCGCATACCCGCCAGCACCGGTGAAGCCCAGATCGCGCAGCAAACTGGCGCCGCCCTTGAGGCTGATGCCGCTGCCGCTGGGGGTGCCGAAATCGATCCCCTTGTGGAAGCTACGGCCGAACAGACTGCGGGGTCCGTAGCCGCTGGTCACGCCGAACGATGACGGGTTGCGGCCGTTCACCGACAGATATCGATCGGCATCGGCGGCGCTGATTCGGCGGCCATCAGACCACCGTGCGTCCAGGTGTGGGCCCGTGCTCTGGCCGGTGTTCCCCGTCCGGGCGATCACGCCGCCGGCCATGGCGGCGCCGCGTTGCATGTTCTCCGCCATCTTCTCGGAGGCATCCACCAGGATGTCCCGGATCCCCTCGGCCACGCTGACCTTGTAGTCCTCAACGGCGCGCTCGATCTCCACCTTCCGATCGGTGGCCCGTTCCTCGATCTGAAGCTGTCGTTCTGTGAACCGTTGCCGTTCTTCGTTGATCAGCCGGCGCTCATCAATGCCGGCAGTGCTCAGCCCCGCTGCGCTCAGCTGTTGCCGGCGCGTCTCCAGCTCTGCATCACGTCGCTGATTCTCGATCTGCCGCCGGGCCTCTGCGGTGCTGCGCTCCAGGTCCAGCCGTTGGCGGGCTAGGTCTTTCTCCAGCTCGCCAGCGCGCTTGATCGACTGCTCACGGAACTCAGCCAGGCGGCGTTCGCTGTCGAGGCGAATCTTGGCCAGGTCGTTTTCGCTGTCCTTGGCTTCCTTGGCTGATTTCTTGCCCTCCTCGGCAGCGGCCCTGGCTCGGGCGGCATTGCGCTCCCCTGCGGCAGCATCGCGGGCTTGTTGTTGGGTGGGGCTTACCGCGTCGGGCGATGTGGTTCGCTGCTGTTGGAACTGCTGGAACAGCTGTTCCTCGCGCTGCCTGAAGAACTGCTGCCGGCCTCCGAAATCAAGCAGCCCGAACGGCCTGGCGTTGGTGTCGCGCTCAGCCTGCTGCCGGGCGCGCAGCCGGTCCTGAATTGCCTGCTGCGCGCCTTGGCTGCCCGTCATGGCGCCGAAGGTCTGGTTTGCCGCCTCCAGCGCCGCAGTAACACCACGGATCGCAGCAACAGTGCTAGGGCCAAACACCCTGGCGACCGTGAGGCCGAAATTCTGGGTGGCCACCTGCAGATCCTTGACCGCCTGCGCGGAGGTGTTGAACTGCTCCTGCAGCTGGCCCAGCTTCTCGCCCCGGAGCTTCGCCAGCGCGCGGATCACGATGTCGGTTGTGATCTTGCCTTGCTCGCCGAGTTTCTTCAGCTCGCCGACGGTCACGCCCATTTCCTTGGCGATGGCCTGGCCCACGGCCGGGGCTTGCTCGCGAATCGAGCGCAGTTCATCGCCCTGCAATACACCAGCGCCGAGCGCCTGCTTCAGCTGCTGTAGTGCAAACGAGCTTTCTTGCGCTGTCGCCCCACTGGCCCGAGCTGCAGCAGTGAAACCGACAAACGCATCCTCGACTTCCTGCAGCGTGATCCCGGTAGGCCGGAGCGCTGCGTAGAGCTTGCTGAATCCATCCGACGCCTCAACCTGCGAAATCCGCAGCGTTGCCGCAATCCGCGCTGCCGACGCCTGCGCTTGGTTGTACTCGCCGAACTGATCCGTTAGGGCCTTCAGTCGGACTTGTGCGGTTTCGGCTTCGACCCCGACGCGGCTGGCGAGTGCTGCAGCGCCACCAATCGCCGCCACACCAGCGCCAGCCACAATGCCACCAGCGCCACCCGAGAACGCCAGCCCGCCAGCCAGTGCCCCTACAGCGCCTTGGAGCCCTCCACCAGTGGCCAGGGTGCCCAGTGCGCCACCGATTGCCTCGCGGCCGATACTGGCCCGTTCGGCCTTCTCCTGTGTGCCCGTCAGCTTGATGAGCTGCTGGTCCAGCCGTTGCACTTGTGCCGTCGCCTTGGCGTAGGCCGGCGCTGCTGGGTTCACCGCGTTCTGGAGGGCCTGCCATGCCGACCGCTGGCGCTGCAGGCTGTTGATGCTGCCGTTGCTGGCCTTGGTGACGCGATCAATCGTCAGGAACAGCTCTGCCAGCGCGCCGCGAGTGCGCTGGGTGGCCTGGGCCTGCTGCTGCATGGCCTGCGCCGACCGGCTTGCCATCGCGGCACCGATGTCGTCGCGGGTGCCGGCAGTCTCAAAGTTTTGCAGTCTGGTACGGGCACCACCACCAAGCCCAGCGGCATTGACGGTGCCCGCGAAGCTGGAACCACCAGCCGCAGGCAGCGCAAGCACGCGAGACGGCGCAAAGGCTTCGGCTGCACGACGGCGGAGGTCTTCCTGCTCGGCGGCGACCATGGCCTGACGGCGACGATCAGTGGCGGACCGCTGCACCTGATTGATTCGCTCAGCAAAATTGAGCTCCTCGCGCGCGGCGTTGACTTTTTCCCGACCGGCCTGAACCTGGCGCTGCAGCGCATCAGCGACAGCATTTTGCCGTTGCCGCGCAGTCTCAATCAGCCCGTTTTTCTCGGCCTGGATCTTGGCGATCTCCCGCTCGGCACTCACCACGGCGTTGGCCGCCCGCCGCGCTTCCGCCGAATCTGCTGGCACCTCCCCCAGTCGCTGCAGGTTTTGATCTCGCAACTGCTGCTGAGCCTCTAGCCGGGCATTCGGCACCTTGTCGTAGATGCGCACCAGGTTTTGCAGCACCTTCTGTGCTTCATCCGAAATCCCCCGGAATGAGCGCTCTAGATCCGCTTGCGCTTCATCCGCTTGACGGCTGAGCACCTGATACACGCCAGCAATCGCCAGCGATGCCACGCCAGCCGCTGCGGACGCTTCGGGGCCGATCGCGCTGATTGCTGTGCCGATCGCCTCGAACGGCGCAGACAGCGCAGCCAGCTTGGCCTGAGCACTGCTGAGCGATGCCGACCATTGCGCAACACCAGCAGCTGCAGCGGCTGCGGGATCAGCCAGTAGCCCGCCCAGTGGCTTCAGCACACCGGGCAACGCAGCCGCCTTCGCTGCAATCGCATCCAGGGTTCCGGCGATCGCCTGCGCACCGCCTGCGATTCCGCCCAGGCCTGATGCAACCCCAGCGCCAGCAGCACCAGCCACGCCGGTAGCTGCCAACCCTTCGCCGGTCAGCACCACCCGGCCCGCCATCGAGTTGGCCAGGTCGCGGCGCAGTTGCACGATGCTTTGAACAGCGCCCCCCACTCCGCTGGCGACATTGCCGGGGGTGATATTCAGCCCCTTACTCAGGTCCAGCCCAGCGGCCTTCTGGCGCAGGCTGTCGATCTCTCGGCCCAGTGTCTGGTACCCCTCTCCAGCAGTGGCCAAGGCGCCTTTCAGCTTGGCCATATGGCTCTGCTGCTGATTGGTCGTCTCCTGAGACACCTTGGCCAGCATCTTCAAGCCGCGAATGCCTGGCTCTGTTGCGGCGGTGGTGGCCTCCTTTGTGATTTCTTGCAGCCGTTTGATGTCTCGGCCTAGCTCCTGATAAGCCGCACCACCTAGTGCGGCCTGGCTACGCAAGTTCTTCAGTTCGTTGCCGAGCTGCTGAAGCGACCGCTCGCTGATACTGCTTGCCGCTGCCAGCTCAAGCTGTTTCTGGCGCGACCGCATGATGTCCGCATCGGTCGCCTTCAGCGACACCTGCAGCTCTCGAATGTTGTTGGAGGCGCTGACAGCTGAGCCGCTCAGACCGTCGAAAACGCCGACTGACTGGCCGCGCAACTTCTGAACCGCGCCGCCCAGCATTGCGGTATCACCACCCATGCGCCGCATCTCGGCGGCACTGGCGCGAGTGCTGGATTGCAGGTTCTGCAGCGCTACTGCCTGAGCTTTAACCGTGGCAGCGGTCTTGCTCGCTTCCTGCGAAACCCGGTTCGACTCGTTTGCGGTCTGCTGCAGGCCGCTTCCCGCATTCTTTGATGCGCCTTCGACGTTCTGGAGACTATCTGTGAGCGCCTTGAACTCGTTGAGGCCTGAAACCTTGGCAACAATTCGGAGCGCCGTATCCATGTTAAGCGCCATTGTTTGCCCTCAGTTCCAGCACGGTCGCTTCCATTACTCGGAGGTCCTCCAGCATTTCGCGGCCGTTGTCCACAGCGTAAAGATCAAACATTTTTCCGGGGCCCAGAAGGACGTTGTAATCCAGCCCCGAGATGCCGTCCATTGTGGTGCGCCATTGCGTTCCAAGGCGCAGCCACATCAACACGGTCTCCCAGTTCTCCGGGAACACCTCAAACTCAGTAGGGGCCTGCTCAGGAAGCTGCAGCCCGAGGGCGACCGCATCGCTCTGGGCCTGGTCGTCGTTACCGGTGCCAGCCCAGAAGCGTGCGGCCTCTCTCAGTTTTTTCTTTTCGCTTTGCCGAGGCTGTCAAACCACGCATTCACGATCGCGGCAGCTACCAGCGGGACCAGCAGCAGTTTGTCGCGGGTCTTCTCGCTGTAGGGAATTTCTACCCCCTTGTCATCGGTGATGCCAGCCCAGCCCACCAGGATCTCTTTGCAGAGGCTGTCGTCGTCGATGTCGCCTGTGGTGATCAGGTCGTGGATTTCACGGATCCGATCCTGCGGCAGTCGCTTAAATTGCGCGTCGAAAATCTGCTTGTCAAACCGGCCGCCGTCAATCGGGAACTGAACAGGGACAGGCCAGTTGTAGGACGGGCTCTGAGACAGAACAAAAGCCATGGGGGGATTCACCAACGGTGCCCCTACAAAGTAAAGAGCGCCTGCAGCAGTGCCGCAAGCGCTCGTATTGCCTCCCCAGGCTCTTCAGCCTATGCGTAGACCAGACGGAGTTCGTCGTTGCCGGTTGCAGAGGGAACCAGCGTGATGGGTACCCGCAGCATCTGGGTTCCGTTCAGGTCTTCATAGGCAGGAGCGCCGATCTTCACACGGTTGGAGTACAGACCCACGATGTTGTTGGCGGCCGTGCCATGCAGGAACGACAGCTCACCCAGCAGGCTGTCGTTCAGCGCAGCAGTGAAGAAGTCCATCTGCGCCATCGTTGGTGCCTCGATCAGCACGTTGCCGGTGATGGCCCGATCAACAATGCTGACCTCCCTGCCACAGCCGATCCGCTCGCTGTAGTCGATCGTGTTGCCAATGTCCAGCGACACGCTCTGCAGGCAGCCGGAATAGCCCAGCAGCCGGAAGCCGCCAGAGTTGCCCTGCCTGAAAATGTTGGGCGTGGCCTGGTTGCCGTAGCTGGCTGTAGGCGGGATCACATCAGCCGGAGCCGAATAGAGCCCCGTCATCGTGAAGTTCAGCAGCGGCAGGCCGCCCACCTCAGCATTCAGCGAGAACGTGCCGCGGTTGCCCGGCGAGCGATGCACCACCGAGTCGATGTAGGTGTAGATCGTGACGCTGCCATACGCCCCAGACACCGGCGTGTAGGCGGTCTGCACGTCGATGGAATAGACGCTGGTGGCCGAGGGTGTCACGGCGCCGCCCAGGGGCAGCAGGGTGGCCACCTTGGTGGCGCCCACGTAGTTGGTGATCAGCGCCACCGTGCCAGCGCCCACGCCGCCGGTGATGCGCAGGATCATGCCGTTGTAGGCCCCGTTGACGGCGCTTGCAGCAGCAGCCAGGGTGATGCTGTTTGCTGCGCCGGCGGTTGCAGTTCCGGTCACGACTGCCGCGGTCGTGGTGGCTGCGAATCCGCATGCCTGCAGCAGACGCCCAGGCCTCGGGGCAGCACCAACAACACCAGAGCCGGCCAGTTCAACGGCGAACTCGCAGCCGCTGCGAACGTTGGCCATGAACTGCTCACCCGCGCCGAGGTAGCCCCGCACCATCTCGCGCTGCACCGTGTCGCCCTGCATGGGCGTGGGGTTCAGGCTCTGCAGCAGGATGGCATCAGCGCCATCAGGCACAGGATCCAGACCGTACGTGGCCTCAGACTCGACAACAATCCAGCGCTTGTTCGTTTGAAGGCCCATCAGACTTCCTCGGTTTTGGGTTTACGCTCGCCAGTGGCCATATCGAGCACGTAGTCACCGCCCAGGCCGGCATAAGGGTCAGGCGCAGGGCACGCCACCGGTTTCGGTGCAGGGCACACCAAGGGAGCGGATTCCTCCGGTGTAGGGTCTGTGGTTCGAGCCATAGCGCTGGGTCGTATCCCTCAGGCTATGGACAGGCTTCAGACGCCCAGATCCTCAATACTGGTGCGGTACTGCACGCGGTAGGTGAGCACTTCCCACACCGCTGCAGACTCGGCCCGCTCAAATTCTGGCGTGCGGTTCATTGGCCAGATGTCCATCACCAGGCCGCCCAGACTGCGATCCGCCATCAACAGGCTGTGGATCGACTGCACCACTGGATCGGCAACCTGATCGGGGATTGCGCCGCGCGCGTAGACGGCGACCACCAGGGTCAGGGCGTGGTCGATCTTGCAGGTGCTGACTGGCTCAGGTGTGGCAGTGCTCGGGCCCGGCTCGATCACGACCGCCGGTGATTCGTTGCGGCTGAATGCTTCCTGCCTGGAGCGGTACACGCGACCCGTGGCGCCTGCGGTGGCGGCCAAGGTGGTGGCGACTGCGGCCAGGATCTGCTCGCGTTTGGTGGTCATTCCCAGGCCTCGTTCACATCAGGTGTTGCAGGATCATCGGCAACAAACTGGCCTTGTGCGTCGCGGGCGCGGATGCGTTCGACTTCAGGCTCCGCCTGCGGCAGTAACGCCACTGCATCATCCCAAGGGATCACATCCACTTCAGCGAACAGTTCAGCAGGCAGCAGGGAAAACCCATCGGCGTAAAGCCCGCCAGGTCGTAGCTCAGTGAGCAGATCAGCGCACAGCATCCACTGGCCGTTCGTGAGCTGCACCGGAGCTGCGCGGTGGTGTGCATCGGGGCGCTGGGCCTGCGCGTCACGCAGCGCTTCGTAGGCAGCCTGGCCGAACACCAGTGCCATGGTCTTGGCCTCGGTGTAGGTAATGGTGGTCGCTTGCGGCAGTAGATCGGCGAGGGTCATGGGATGGCTGCTCCGATGGCGTTGATCAGCGTCGTGACGCGGGCGTCGAGCAGGGCTAGGTTGAGGGATTCGCCGATGGAGTAGAAGGCGAGGCGGGATCTGGAATAGCGCTCGGCAACGTTGCTACCATTGTTTCTAGCGAACACAAACGTGTTATCGGATGTTGGAGCTTGGCTGACCGTCAAGGGATTGTATGTAGTACCGCTATCACGATAAGTAAAAGAGTTGGCAAGACTTCTTGAATAACCAAAAAAGCCAACAAGCGGAGGTTGCGGACCTAGATTCGATACAGTATTTGCGGTTGGCAGTACACCATGAGGCCCAAGGGCACCTGCTGGATAAGACCTAAAAAGCCCTTTTGCGCCTGAGTTGGCACTGCCGCTTGAAATATAGTAAGGAGCCGCGCCGGGATCTACGCTGTCAATAGCGGTAATTTGAACGCCCAAGTGGGCATTGTTCTGCGGATCAGCATTTCCCGCCCTATTACTATTTAAGTGTTTCGTACTCCCATCCCCCACCAGCCCCGTCTTCCGGTTGTAATCCCCAGCCACGAAGTTAAAATTCGTCGGCGCAGGGCCCACCAGTGGCCTCAGCGCCCCGCTCAACGTGCGAGCCCCAGCCAGGATGCAACAGGCTTTGATCGCGTTCCAGATCCCGTCAGCCTTGCAGCCCACCACAAAGGCGTTGATCGCATCCCTTACGCCAGTCTCAAGCGCTTGGCCGTCCGCCGTTTCAACAGCTGTGATGTACGCCTGTGCGTCAGGGTCATAGCCAGACGGTGCGGCCACGATGAGACTGCCCACAAAAGCTAGGTCAAACAGTCCAAGTGTCATGGTTGCACCGAGTACGCGGCGATGCAGTCGGCATCGGTTGAGCCGAAGAATGTCAGGCTCAGCACCGCGCTCTTGTTGGCTGCTAGGCTTGTCGGCTTAGTGCTCACAAACACCCAGTCATTCGGGAACGTGAGAGTCCTGCTGCTGGCGCCAGGGATCAGCCGGATCACCGTCCGCCGGCCATTGGCGTCGTTGCTGGTGGTGAACGTCACGTTGCCGGTGAGCGTGAGCGTCCGCACCTGGCCATCCAGCACCGCCATATCTAGATCGGTCGTGGCGCTGTAGGTCAGCGTTGAGAACCCAGTCGCGCCTTGAAGACCCGCCGTAGACGTGGAGACCAGAGGCAGGGTTGCATCCGCGCCCGTTGAGCTGCGCACCTCGCGGCTTGTAGCGTCGTAGCTCAGGTCGGTGGCAACGTTGACCTGGGCGTTAGCAGCAATCCCGTCGAGCTTGGTCTTATCTGCTGCGCTCATCGAACCGGCAGCGCTCGTTGTTGCTGCGCTAATGCCAATCTCCGGAGTCGCACCACCAGTGCTGGTGATTGGCGCTGAGCCGGTCACCCCCGTCACCGTGCCGTTTCCAGTGCCTGCACCGATCGTTGTCCGCGCTGCAGTCGCATCCGCCTGCGTCAGCAGTGACCGCCCGAACGTCGTCGTAGTCAGCGCTGCAATCGCCGTCAGATCAGAATCCAGCGGCTGATAGGTCGTCGCCGCTGTCGCCGCGCTTAGTGCCCCAGTGATCCGGCTGTCATCACCGGCCGCAACAGTTCCGACCGCTGTGCCAACGCTCAGGGTTGCAGCGCCGCCCAGGCCTAGCGTGGTGCGTTGCGCTGCGGCGTTTGCATCATCAAGCAGCGCCTTGCCTGCCGTCGTGATGTCGCCGCCCAGCTTCGCTGTGTTGACGGCGCCCGAATCAATCGTCCACGTGCTGCCTGAACCTGAAACGGTGATGTCGCCCTTGTCGCCATCGCTAATTCCGCCGCCACCCGTAGGTAGGTTCGTCAGCTGCGATCCGTCAACCGCCGGCAGTCGCCCCGTCGTCGGATCCAGCCGCACCAGGTTGCCCGCTGCTGTGCCGTGGTCCAGCGTGGCGGCAGTGCCCAGCCCCGTGATCGTCCCGACCGCTTGCGTGCCGGTATGCGTCGAACGGTCCCGCAGCTGTGCGTCCGTCGCGTTCGCTGTGGCGCCCGTCGCGATCCCCGCCAGCTTCGTGGCAAACGTGCTTCCCGCCCACCAGGCGGCAGCAGCCTGAAACACCCGCTGCGGGGTATAGGCGCGGCGGCTGGTGGAGCTGCCGGCCTCAGCCTCAGCCTGGCTGACCGTCGCCGCGCTCCATTCCCGCGCGTCGCTCAGTGCTGCATTGCCGGGCTGGATCGCCGTAGCAGCCAGCGCACCCTGAGCAGCCGTTGCATAGGCCGCATCGCCCTCAGCTGGCGTCAGGTACTGCGGATGCGGATCTGCAGCTGCAACGTGGGCGGATACAGCAGCGGTAGCAGCGCCTGAGGCCTCGCGCGCCTCGATCGCATCCTCCAGCTTGTCCAGGTTGCCGTCGTGCTCCTGGGCCGTCAGCGGGCTGCCCTTGATCAGTCGCCGGATCAGATTCAGGCTCATGCAAATACTCCCTCTTCGTAGATTCCGGCTTCGAATACGGCGGCCACCGCCTCAATGAACTCCAGCAAAATGGCGCAGAAGGCCCCATCGCTTAGCTTCAACGGGCCTTCCCGCACGCGATAGGACAACCCGTCAACAGTCAAGCTGTCGCCATACGACAGCCCTCCAAACTTCACCGATTCGGCCATCAACACATGGTGGTTGTTGATGACCCGATCATTCAGCACATACTCACCGGGCATGTCGAGGATGCCGAGGCCTGAATTAGCCCCGGCCACCACTGGTAGACCGAAATCTCCCAGAAAGATGCTGAGATCCTCGACGAATGCCATCAGCCCTCAGCCTCCGTCCGCTTGCGCTTCGGGGCTTCAGCAGCACCGATGACGCCAAGCGCCACCAGAACCTCGGCTTCCTCGGCGCTCAGTGTTACCTGAGAGCCTTCCTCGTATCGCTCCCCGTCATGCTCGACAGGGCCAATCAGAACTGAGAAAACAGCCATGATCAGGCGACGATGTTCTGGAAGTAGTAGCCCACATCAGAGGCCACAATCAGCTCGTTGACGCTCTCGCCAACGCGCACCCGCTGAGCACCGCGAAGGCCAACCTTCGGCTCGGGCATACTGCCTGCCACACGATTGCCCCACTCAGCCGTAAACCCGAAGGTCACAGCGTTGCCGCGAATCGTGGCGACCGGGTTCTGATGCAGGAACGCCATGTGCTTGCCCCAGCAGCGGGACAGGCTGGCGGTCTGGCCAGGCTTGGCGGTGTTGATGAAGGCCTCTCCAACGAGGATCTCGTCAAGCTCCAGCAGATCGGCGACAGCCTGCAGGGTTGCGGGCTGGCCCTGACCGTTGACGGTGAGGGTGTTGCCGGTGGCGGAAGGGGCCAGGGCGGCGGTGATCTTCGGGTGAACCCGCAGACGGCTCCATGCCAGGCGACCAATTACGCCGATATTGGGACGCATCAGCATTCCATCCAGCGCGTTTTGAATCGCGGTGTAGGGGTCGCTGTTGGTGAAGTCGCTCCACTGGCTGGTGCCAGACAGCGTGGCGCGGTTGGCAGCCGGGTAGGTGTTTGCGTTGAAGATCAGATCGGCAACGCGCTTCTCGCGGTCCAGGGCCACCAGCTCAGAGATACCAGTAACAGCCGTGCCGAGGGGGTCGAATCCGGCAGGGGCCGATTCCAGGTCCTCATTCGGAACCACATCATCGAGGCCATAATCACGGACAAAGCCGGGGGTCTCAGTGCCGCCAAACTCGACTTCATTGGGCTGGCCTTTGCGGCCCACCAAGGTCTCGGGAACCGTGAACATCTGATCGCGGTTCATCTGCAGCCACTTAAATTCCCGCGAAGGAACAGGAGTGCGCGGCAGCACCTCATCGGCAATCAGTCGGCGGTTTTGATACGCCAGCGTGATCGCAGTGAGTTCCGATTGAATCGGAAACGGAAAATTCATGTTTGCCATGGTTCAACTCTCAGAGAAGGGATTAGCCCTGGAAGGAACCAGGGGTCAGAAGCACGGCGCCAAGATCGCCCACCACGCCGCTGACCATTGCAACGCCGCAGTAGCGAACGTTTGCACCAGCAGCGGCAGCAGCAGTGATCGCGCGGCCAGTGGAATCGCTCATAACCAGCTGGCCGCGAGTCACGGTGCCGCCATAGGTAACAGTCGCGATGTCGCTCAGCTGCACATCAACACGCTCGCCAGAAACGGCAGCGGTTGCGTTTGGGCTGAAATCAGAAACGCCGATCGTGAAATCAGCAGCGGCGGCCGACTGAATGACAGTCCGGTCGTCAGAATCGAACTTCACAAAACGGGCGTGGTTGACAGTCCCGCCAGCGTTGTAAGTCTTGATTAGGCCTTGATTACGGATGCTCATTGGATTACCTCAGGATGCGGAGAATTCCCGCCGGGCCTGAGCCACGGCGGCAGGGGTCGAAATCGTCTGGCCGTTGGCGGCGGCTTCTTTCACGATCTGGCGAGCGCGAATGGCCAGCGCCTGGGGGTCCAGCTCGGGAGCAGGCTCGGGCGCCTTGGCCTCCAGCCCTTCAGGTGCCGGGGCCTCGGGCAGGGGTGCTACGCCTTCAACGGCGCGCTGCTCGGCCTGTGTGGCTCGCAGATCACGCTCAGCGCTCACAATCGCCCGCGCGGCTTCATCGCCAGTGGTGTGACCGTCAGCAGCGAACTGCTCGATCAGAGCTTCATGGCCCGGCACCAGCTGGGCGCGAACATCATTCACGCGCTGTGTCTCAGCAGCTGCACCCTCTGCACGCAGAACAGCCGCAGCCTCGGGGTTTTCGGCTGCCCATTCGGCAGCTACTTCTTGAGGAGTCATAAACGAACTCGCAGAGGGCAAAATGGAACGAGATTGCACCCGCTCATTGAGCAATGCAATGGTCTCACTCAATGTATGGACCCCATCCGCTAACCCTGCGTCAATCGCCTGCTGACCGATGAAAATTCGCCCGTCAGCCATATCGGCCAGCGCTTTTTCTTCGCTTACCCCGCGCTGCCTGGCCACATCCTGCACAAACTGCCCATACAGATAATCCACCTGGGACTGAATCGACTCCCGGCCGGCTTCGGTCAGCGGGCCATGCTGTGATGCGATGCGCTTGTACGCTCCGGCCACGATCTCGGTCGTCTTGATCCCGCTGGCCTCTTCCATCCGGCTGATGTCGGTGTGGGTCGCCACCACGCCGATAGAGCCCACCTGAGCGGTGGACGAATCCAGCACCACCACATCAGCAGCGCTGCCGATCCAGTACGCGGCACTGGCCATGGTGCCTTCCACCAGTGCAGCGATGGGCTTGCTTCCCCTGGCGGCCATCACCACAGACGCGGCCGACTGAGTGCCGGCCACTGTGCCGCCGGGGCTGTCAACCAGCACCACAATCGACTGCACCTCGGGATCATCCACCGCCGCCTGCACATCACGCGCAAACAGCTCAGTAGACGTGCCGCCGCTCATGTTCGACATGAGATTCATCCGCCGCCCCAGTACGCCCCGCAGCGGGATTAGCGCCGCGCCATTGCGCACTTCGTAAGCCTGCTGCCGTTCATTGCTGAGTGATCGGCCCAGCTTGGCCTCTAGTGCTTCAAGGTCGGGCGATTCGCCGCGCACCTTCGCGTCGTAGATCGCATGGATCTGCTCCAGGCGATCTGGGAGGATCGCCCACGGAGCAGAGAGAACATCGAGAACTGTCATGTTCTCAGGCTATGGATCTGTTTCCTCGTCACCATCCCCATCGGTCGGACCCGGTTCAGCCATCGGCGCCTCGATGTCATCTGCGCGGCGCCGCCGCACTTCCTCGGCTCGCTGCCGGTGGTTGTCCTCCCAGTCGCTGCCGTCGTAGGCGACCGTTTCTTTCGCCAGCGTCGTCACACCCGAGCGCATCCGCACCTCAGCGGCCTCGGCTTCTTTCTTCGGATCCAGTGCGCCAGGGCCATCGCCGCTCCACTGCGCACCACACCACGCCGCACGCACAAACATATCGCCGAAGAATCCGGGCGCATCAATCAACCCAAGCGCCACAGCGTCCGCCAGCCACTCCTGGTAGATCACCTGGCAGAACTGCCGCGCAAACCGCGACCGCTCAATCTTGAATGTCCGCCACGCATCCATCAGCGCTGCGCGGCTGGCTGAATAACTGGAGTTGAACGCCTTCTGCAGCACCTCCTTGGGGATGTTCAACCCCATGCCCACCAGGCTCAGGAATGAATTGAAGAACGGGTCGTAATTCGGGTTTGGGCGCCCTGGCGTTGGCGCTGTGATGCTCTCACCAGGAAACAGGTTGATCGCCTTGCCGCTGTTGATCGTGCCGTCCCACTCCGCCGCCTTCTGGATGTACGCCGCCTGATCGCCAGGATCAGTGAACACATCGCGGAACGCCTCGGCATCCATCTGCGCAAACAACGCCAGCGCAGCACTGTTCACCGCAGCATCGACCTCAGCGTTGCTGTACCGGTCCAGCTGCTTCACCGTCGCGATGATCGGGCCCAGGTCGGGGATACCCCGCGTCTGGCCCGGCCGCAGGATCCGCGACACCTGGATCAGATTGCAACGGCCCGATGGCCCGTAGAACGGCACCTCAGTCCATGACTGCTTGACGCCCGGCAGGATCCGCCCCGGATGATGCGCAGCGATCCACGCTGACTTCGGTTCGCCTGTCGTCTCGTCGTACTGAATCCCGTCCACCAGCGTGGCGGTGTTCATCGCGTTGTTCTCGTTGCACACCCGGTCGGCCTCGATCACCTGGAGCGCCAACCGGAACGGCCAATCACTTCGCCGTGTGTCAGCCAGCAGCACGAAGGAATCGCCGCTCACCAGCCGCCCGCGATACGCCAGATCCTGCAGGTCGTAGAAATCCTGCCGCCGGTTCGTAGAGCACCGCTTATCGCTGGCCCACACATTGAACCGCCGCTCGGTGCGGTGCTGCCATGCGCTTGCCGCCTCGGTGCTCAGCCCCAGTTCTTCGGTGTCAACCCGGCTCTGCAGCGTCAGGCCTGCGCCGATCACATAGGACGTCTTGGTTTCGATCGCACCAGTCGCAATCGGCGCTGTCCGCTCGAGATCGCGCGAAAACGCCCGCAGATCCTTCAGCTCAAACTGCGCATACCCGTCAGCATCCGCCACCATCGGCCGCCAATGCCCGAACCGGTCGCTGTTCGCCATCCTGGAGGTACCCGGTGCGCCCGTGCCAAACCCCCACGACATCATTGCTCCGGCCGGCGCCTGGCCATCCACCGCCAGTGCCGCAGCCTGGGATCGTTGACGTTTGCGGGCCATCAGAACCTCGGGCGCAGGGTGACGGAACGCCCCCGGCCCTGTGCGCGATTACTGAGATCCTTCACCCGCTTGTCCCACACATCAATCCCCGCCCGAATCTCTGACAGATCCGCCCGCCGCAGTCGCCGCGCCCCAGCTGTGCCGCTGCCGATCATGTATTCCTGATTTCCAAGCACAGCCAACTCTGCTGCCAGATAGTCATCCAGCCGGGCTTGTGCTGTAGCGAGATCAATACCAGCCATGCCGCAGTCTATGAACTGAACCGTTTGCTCTTCGACAGCAACCCTCCAGAGCCTGGGGCTTCAAGTTCGCGCACGAGCTGCGCTTCGAGCTGGTCCCACATCGTTGCGCGGTTGTAGCGGCGTGACACCAGCTGCAGGGCTGCGTAGGCATACCGCGTGCAGTCGCCCGCCTCATCGCGCATCCCGGTTGGGCACTCCCAGTGGTATGCAACATGGCCATCCTTCCGCTTTGGTGTCCGCTTCCACGGGAACAGCTCCGCCAGGAACTGATCTGTAGACCCCTCCCCGAAATGCAAATACCCAGGGCCGGGGATCTCATTCCGTAACCGCCCCTGCAGATGCGACACGCTGGTGTCATATCCCACCTGATACAGCAGCAGGCCTTTCTTCTGCACCGGCTGGTTCTTGTGGTTGATGTCAACCGGCTTGCCGCGACCCACCAGCGGCAGGCCCTTGGTGCCAGCACCCTTGACCGGCACCCACACGCCACCCTGTCCGCGACACCAGCCGCGCACCTCCTGGGTGCTGGTTCCGCCATCGTCAATGGCGCCCATCGCCAGCGGGATCTGAGCACCGTCCTCCCGCCGCCACTTCGTCGCCGCGATGATGCTCAGCTGCTCCAGTGTTGCCGCCTGCTGTGGGTCGCCGTCGATCTCCCAGTGCCCCAGGTGCCAGCCTTCCTCCCCGCGGCCCCAGCCCCACACCGTCACCACCACCCGTTCGTTCGCGGTGCCGCCGCCGCCCTGCACGTCAACGCCGGCCGTGATCATCAGCACCCCATTGGGCACCGTGCCTGCCGCGTAGCCGTTGCCCGCCTCGATGTTCTTCCGGCGCTCCGCCAGGCCGTCGCACGTCAGCTTCCCGGCGATGCTGTCCTCCCATGGGATCCCCAGCACCGTGTTGTGGTACGTGTGCATCGGGTCCGTATCGCCCCGGCGCATCGCCTCCAGCGCTTCCTGGTACTCCGCGATCAGGTGGCGCCACACGGCCCCCGCGTGGTAGCTGTACGCCGCCCAGATGTACTGGCTCTCAACCGCCGGTTCACCCTCGGGCGTCAGCGACTGCTGTGATCGGTCCAGGCCCAGCGGGCAGGCCCATCCGCCTTGCGCATCCATCTCCCGCAGCGAGGTGTACTCAATCGCTTCCTGGCAGTTCTCACACTCAAACGTCGCCACCTTCGGCCCTTCCTTGGCCATGGCCTCCCATCGCAGCGGCTGGTAGTGCCTGCAATGCGGGCAGGGCAGATAGCGGTACTGCTGGTCACCACGCAGGAACCACTGGTGGGTCTTGTCGTTCGGGAATATCGGCGTGCCGCCGATGATCACCTTCGGGCTCCAAGATGTCTCTGTTCGCCGGATGCCCAGCTTGATCTGGCAGCCCTCGTTGATTCGGTCGTAGGCCGACGGTTCCTCAAAGATCACCACCGGCCGTTCCTTGCGCCTGAACGACTTGCCGCTCTTGGCGTTCACGATGTCGATCAGCGCGCCATTGGTCAGCTTCTTGAGCAGGATCGTGTTGGTCGCCGTGCCCCTTGACTTTGATTCCGACAGCAGTCCATCCAGGCAAGGGGTGTCGGCGAACAGATCACTGATGTCCTCTTTGCTGTATTCCTCGGCGTCCTTCTCGATCGGCTGCACCACCATCACCTTCGATGGCTTCCAGTGCGCGTAATACTGCACCGCTCCGATCTTCACAGACTCCGACCAGCCGACGCGCGCAGACTTCATGCACACGAAGATCGGCACCCGCCTCGACGCGAACGCATAGAACCAGTACGCCTGGTAGGGCCGCGTGATCCACGGGCCCTTGCTTGCTGCGTTGCCGGTCACATGCCCGTAGGTGTCCGCATACTCCACACCCGTCAGGACCGGCCGTGGCCTGAAGCACTCGGCGATGCCAGCTGCCAGCGTTGGCACGTTGCGGTCGATCATTCGCCTGCCTCCTCCTGATCCATTCGCCAATCCGCTACGGCGGTCAGCACCTTGGCCACCAGGCGCTCAATCATTTCCTCATCCACGATCGTCAGGTGCGGGAGCTGCTGCTTGATCTGCTTCGGCAGCGCTTCGAGCTGGTTCTTCAACGTCAACGCCACCGCCATCTGCGCCTGTTCCACATCCGCTCGATACACCAGCTCACCGGTTTTCTTGCGGCGCTCTAGTTCGGCAAGCAGGCGCTTCTCGCGTTCGTGCCATGCCCGCTCGTCGTTGAAGTTCGGGACCTCGGCCGGGTCGAGGTTGGCTGGAGGCTCTGGGGGGCGGCTGGGGG